GATCTCGTGGCCCGAGGTGGTCGGCAGGCCGTGCTGCTGGAGCAGCGTGTCCAGGCCGACGTAGCCCGGATCCTGGCGTTCCGCGATGGCCTGGCGGATCTGGTCCTTCGAGTAGTCGCTCCAGGCACCGCCGAGGGCGTCCTTGGCCTGGCCGAGGGCATCCAGCGGACTCTGCGGCCCGCTGAGCGCGGCGGCACGCCCGAAGTCGGTGTAGTCGGGTGGGCCGCCCACCATGCCGGGGGCGACGCGGCGGAAGCTGGTGTCCGTCTGGGGTTGCTGCGATGAGGAGACGGCCTGGTCCAGGGCGCGCACGCTGGGGTCGCTAGAGGTGTCGATGCCCATCGCGTTGCCGATATCCCTGGTCGTCGATCCCAGGCCGGCGAAGCCGCTGAAGCTATCCGAGATGGTGCTCTTGACCTTGTCGAGGAAGCTCGTCGGCGCGGTGTGCGCCTCGGCCGTGGAGGGTTGCGGAACCCGAGGATTGTCCGCGAACAACGCCCCCTGGACGGCCCCCATGCGCGCCTCCATCTGCTGCGGCGTCATCCACTCCGAACCGCCCCTGAGGTCCAGCCCGGACTGTCCGACGTGAAACGCTCCGCTGCTCGGGTCGTAGCCATCCGCAAAGAAGTAGTGGCCGGGCGTGCTGATGGTGACCGGGTTGCCGGTCTGGGCCTCGCCTGCGATGGATTTCCAGTCGCCGCCGACGACGTGGGTCGCCACGCCGAGCTTGTCCATGAGCGCTTTTTCGGAGCCGAGGCCGGCCATGCCGCTGCCGCTGGTCCAGCCCACGCTGGCGGCCAGGTCGGTGGCCTCGCGCAGCGTCGGGTTGCGACCGTACATCTGTGCGAAGCGCACGGCTGCCGCCGGGCCACAGGCCGCATACGCCTCGTCGGCGGATAGCTGGGCGTTGCCGAACTGGCTGATGTCCTCAAACTTGCTCTTGACCTGGGCCACGGCGCCCTGGGCGGCACCCAGAGCCTGCTGGAGCGGGCCGCCGCCGATCTGGTTGTAGGCAGCCGCGTAGTTCTGGCGGGCGGCCGAGTTGGCGTCGGTGAAGCCCAGCGGTCGCTCGGCCTGGCCGGCGACCCAGCTTGCCTTCTCGGCGCCGCTCAGGCCCTGCGGCGCGCTCGCGTACGCGCGTGCATATAAAGGAATGATCTTGCTGGCCTGGTACTCGGCGCCGCTCTGCCCGACCAGCTGCTCCTCGGGGATACCCGCCCCCATGCCGCCCAGGTCGAACTGGAATAGCCCGCGTGCGCCGCCGCCCTTGCCCATCTGGTAGCCGTTCTGCACACGGTTGATGTCCCAGCCGCTCTCGGCCTTGGCGCCGGCCGCGACGGTCCTGATGAAGTCGGGGTCATTCGCCAGGTCGCCTGGGGCGTTGCGCTGGATCAGGCCGGTCAGCCAGTCGGGGATACCGTTAACGGAAGTTCCACCCTGCGGCGTCTGGGGAGTGGCTCCTGGGAGGGAGGGCGCTTGAGGCGCCGCAGGGGGAGTCGGGGGAGGAGGCGGCGCGGGCAGCGCGGAGGCGAAGGCCTGCACGTCGGCGCCGGCCCGCGAGGCAGCGTTCAGGGCGTTGCCGTAGGTGTCGCCGGCGCCCGAGGAGAAGTTGGAAAAGAAGCTCTGCACGTCGCCCCCGCTGGACTGCACGGCGTTCAGTGCGCTGCCCAGCCAGTCGCCCATGCCGCTGCTGGCGGGCGCCGGTGTTTGAGCAGGAGCAGGCGCGGGGGCTGGTGCGGGAGGTGTGAGAGCCGGCGACGTATCTACTGAAGGCGTCGGTGGTGGCACCTCGGGTGGCGTCGGGACGGCTGGCGCCGGTGGGGCCGGGGTGGGAGGCTCAAACTGCGGCGCGGCGCCGAGCGGCTCGGGTGGCGGCGGGGGCGGTTCGGGCGCCGGCGGCTCAGGTGGAGGAGGTGGCGGCAGGGGTGGCTCGAGTGGTGCTTGGGTTGCCTCTGGAGCCTGGGGAGTTGAAGGCGGCTCCTCGGGCGCACCACCCGCCAGCCCCCGCAGGCTGGCTATTTTGTCCCCGATCATGCGGTCCAGGCCGAAGCCCTGGATCTTCTGGCCGATCTGGTCCTGAAGATTCTGGGCCTGGTAGTTGTCCCAGTCCTGCTGGTCGATGTCGGGCAGCATCGTCATCGGCGGCAACCCCAACAGATGCGCAACCAGTTACGGCAGCCGCGCCAGCCGAGGCCGTTCCAGAGCAGCCACTCGTGGTACGTGTGGCGCCTTACTGGAGTCGCCACGTCCCGGCCGTGCTCTGGTTGGTGGCGTACTTCGGCAGGCTCTGGTTGTAGAGCGCTTGCACGTCGTTCTTGTCCCAACCGGCGGCTTCGTAGTTGCCGAGCAGCATCTGCTGTTGGCTGGGGGTGAAGTTGTTCCAAGACTGTGCGCTGATCTGGTTCGGGGCGGGCAGGTTGTACTGCTGCTGCTGCGAGCCGTACATGTTGGTGCCGTTGCCGGTGGCCTGCACGGCCTGGTCGCCGGTGGCCTGGTTGCCACCCACGCCGATACCGCTGCCCCACACCTGATTCGACTGGGTGGCGTTGGCCTGCGGCGGGTTGCCCGCGATCTGCTGCTGCATGGTGCCGAGATTGGCGGCCTGGGGTGCGTAGCCGGTGGTGGCGCCGCCGCCGGGGGTGTACTGGCCCATGGCTGCGGAGTACAGGTCGCGCATGCCCTGCGGGGTGCTGCCCAGCACCTGCTGGTACTTGGCCCAGTCGGCCGGGCCGCGCAGGTTGGAGAGCAACTGGAGGTACTGCTGCGCGTTCTGCTGTTGCAACTGCGCCTGCTGCGCCTGGAACACCTGCTGCTGGTAGTTCTGCTGCCACTGCTGCTGCTGCATGGACTGGGTCATGTTCTGGCCCATGCCCTGCGGCATCCCGCCGGCCACCTGACCGGCCTGGGCGGCGCCCGACCCCCACTCGCTCTGGGCGGTCTGCATGGCCTGGTCGTAGCTCATCATCGCGCCCGTCGAAGCCGCGTTCTGCTGCAACTGGGCGATGCGCGCCGGGATGTACTGCTGGCTGGTGAGCGCGGGCGCCTGGTAGTAGCCCGTCAACTCGGCGGCCTTCTGGGCGTTCTGCATCGCCTGCTGCTGCTGTTGCAGCGTCCAGGCGCCCTGGTCGGGATTGGTGCCTGGGGCGTAGTACTGGCCGTACTGCCCCGAGGTGTTGTAGGCCTGCTGCCACTCCTGCTGCTGGGCCTGGAGCGTCTTGGTGCCCACGGCAGGCTCGCCGCCCTCGCCGTACCACTGCCCGAACTGACCGGTGTACCACTGCTCCTGGGGGTTGTTCCAGATGCCGTTCCACTTGCCCGTTTGGGCGGCCTCGTCGAGCTTCTTCTGCCACTCGAACTTGGCCTGCTCAAGAGCCTGGTTGCTGCTGGCACCGGCCGCCGAGGCCTCCCAGTACTTCTGCTGGGCGGCCTGCTGCGCCCAGGCGCGGATGTCGGCCGACTGGCTGAGGTTGGCGTAGATGCCGTACGGGTCGTTGGGGTCCATGCACTACCTCCTTGGGATGCCCTGCCACTGGCCGACGTTGGCGCCCCTGGGACCGGCGCCGTACCACTGCGTCCAGCCACCCTTGAGCGCGTTGTCGAGGGCGAAATCCACGCTCGGCTTCCAGGCCGCTGGATCACCTGGCTGGTAGCCGGTCTGCTCGGTGAACTGGTTACCCAGGCCGGCGGTAGTGCCGTACTGCTCGTACGGAGTGCCCGCGCCACCGTAGTGGAGTTGGAACGGCCACCAACTGGAGCCGGTGTTGAAGTCGGCGCGCACGGCCGGATTGGTGAACGCGGGCTGGTTGGGGTTGTTCAGCAGGTCGCGGCCCCCCTCGAAGTAGGCCACGCGGGTGGCGATGTCCGGGTTGATGCCGCGACTGGTCGCCGCCTGGCGGATGTAGGCCTCGATCTCACCCGCCTGCGGCGGGGTGTATTGCGGGGCATACTGCTGCGCCTGTTGCTGGTGCAGTTGCTGGGCGTATGCCGTGGCAGCCTCGGGGGTGGAGAACATCCCCAGGTGACGGCCGGTGTCGTAGTACTGGTTGATGGCCTCCTCATTGGAGAGGATGCGGCCGTCGTCGCTGACTGTTGGCACCAGCACCTCGCGCCCCTGCTCGTCACCGAAGGACATCGAACGCACGGTACTGATCGAGCCATCGGGATTCCGCACCACAGGACGGTTGTTCAGGTCGATGTTGCCTGCTGCTAGCTGGCTGTTGCCGGTGAAGTAGTTGGGCTGCTGGTACTGGTAGTCGGCGAGCGGCACCACGGCCTCGGGGCCGGCCTCGCCGATTAGCGCCAGGGTGGGCTGGGTGACCACGCCACCCGAAGCCATCGGCCGCACGCCAGGGGGTAGCATCGGTGGGCGTGGCGGAATCCCAGCGGGCATGGGCGGACCAACTCTCGGTGGGCCTCCAGCGCCTGGTCCTGGCGGTAAACCGGCTGGAAGACCTGGCGGTCCGCCTGGAAGTGCTGGAGGCCCGCCTGGTGGTGCGCCTGGCGGCCCAGGAGGGGGAGCGTGCGGCCACTGCTCAGGCACTGCAAGAGGCTCTGGAGTCGGGATCTTCAGGTCCGGATACGCCCGGATGAGGGCCTTGTAGACGATACCGAAGCCCTCGACGCCCAGCCGCTGAAGCTCCTCGTTGCGCCCGGCCACATTCGGCGTACCGTTGGGGTTGAAGAACTTGTACCTGTAGTACTCCAGCTTCTGGGTTTCGCTGACGTTGGCCGAAAACGGCGCCCTGGTCGGGGCAAACGCGAGCGCGATCTCTGTGCTGGTCTGGTCCAGCCACACGGCCAGGTCGGTGGCGATCTCGTCGAGAGGATTCGGGGTACCGGGCATCAGCTTTTATGCAGGCATCGGGCCTCTGGGCATGGGCACCACGGGCGTGCCTGGAGCGCCGCCTGGCGGCATCGCCGGGCCTCCCCCGCCCGGAGGTGGTGGGGCGATAGGCAGGCCCTGGCCCGGCGAGGGCACCGGGTTGGGGGGCATGCCGCCAGGGCCTGGCATGGGGGGTGCGCCAGGGGTACCGCCTGGCACACCCGGACCAGGCGCCGGTGGCCCTGGGGGTGGCGCACCGGGCGGTCCCCCGCCCAGCATTTCTGGCGTAAGGCCCGCTTGCGCCATGCGTGCCGAGCGGATCGTGGCGACCTTCTGGAAGATCTGGTTCTTGAGTTCCTGCTGGATCTCCTGGCTATTCTTCAAATCGTGCAGCAGCCAGCTCTTCTCTACCTCGTCGGGATTCGCACCCGCTCTTTCAACAGCGTCTTCGTAAGTGATTAATTTTAACTGCATTTTTTCGCCTATCGCGCGCGTCTCAATGATCTCATTTGACGGCGTCGATGGCGCCAACTTGCATTCGTAGCGGTGTACGCCTTTCAAGTCGTCGGGGCCGATGCCTAGCCAGGCCGCCTTGACCATGCCGCCGATCTGCTTGCGGCCCTTCTTGGCCTCCTGCTCGCCCCAGGCGTACACCTTCTCCCCGATACGGTTTTCGATGAGCCAACTCTCGAAGCCGATGCGCTCGCCCAGGGCCACCTCGGCATTGCTGACGATGGGATCCCAGCCCAGCCTGGCCAGGTAGGCGGCCTGGTTGAGGGCGTAGCCGCTCTGGTCAGAGGCGACCATGCCCTGCACTACTGAGGGCAGCGCCCACTCCAGCATGTCCTTGATGGAGCCGATCAGCTTGTCGGCGTCGATGCCGCTCTTCGGTTGGTCGATGGGCGAGATGTCGAAGGGAAACAGCTTGCCTGGCTCGATCTGCTGCGCGCGGGTGTTCTGCTCACGGCCATCGGTGCCGTACGGCATGGCCGGCAGCCCCGGCAGCACCCCAGGCGGGGTGGTCTTTTTGAACGCCGGGAAAGCGGTCATGTACGCCGCGTTGCCCTGCATCGTCAGCAGGCTATCCAGCAGCGGGAATAATCTGAGAAAGCCAAACAGGATGGAAAGCCCCGCGTGCTCGGGCAGGCGGCTCGCGGTGGTGATGCCGAGGGCATGGAAGTACGGGCCTTTGAGGGTCTTGAGGATGGGGTCGCCGTACGAGTGGCGCAGCACGCGGCACAAAGTGCCCTCGCCCAGGCTGCCATTCCCTTTATTCCGCTGACCCGGACCTGAGAGCAAAATCACCTGGGTTTCGTAGTCCCAGGCCTCGATGCAACGGATGGTGTGCTCCGCATGCCCGTAGGTGCCACCGTGGTGCATCATGTTGCCCCACTCCGCTCGCGCAAGCTCAGCGGAACGGGGGTCCATGCCACTCCAAGTGTTGGGGTCCACCACTTCTCCGCTGGAATTCAGACCAGCCCCGAAACGCTCCAGCGCATCGATGTACGGGAGTTCCTTGATTTCGACAACGGCTGTGAATCCGTTTTCGTTTTTCGCGTAATAAAACGTCTCCGGAGGAACGTCGGTACTGGCAATGGGGTATGGCAGCTGGAGCTTGTATTCCTCGGTCTGCTTGTCGTACATGATGTCGCGCGCCTGCTGGTCGTATTCCTTTTGTTCATCCAGCAATTTCTGGAGTGACGCGCTCTTTTCGTCATACGCACTCCAGGCCGCCCTACTCCGCTCCACGGTCTTGATAACGGCCTCGCCCTTGACCGCCAAACTCCACATAAACAAGCGGAGTAACTGGCGGCGCGCCTCCTGCTCCTGGCGGGTCCAGCTGGCCTCGAAAAACTTCTCGCGGAGTGTCGAGTTCTGCTGGTACACGTCGCCGAAGCCAATGGGTTTGAATACCGTCGTCATTGGATTCACGCTGAGGGCTGCGGTGACGGTAGTGGCGATGTGGATGGCCAGCGGTGAGCGGACCTCGATAGCCGTCTTCTTGTACGCCTCGGGGATGTCCACGGGTAGCTCACCGAACAGCACGGCGTCGATATCTCTATAAAGCTCGTCGCGATCCGCGAACTGGCGCTGCAAGTCCTGGGCAAGCTCCAGGGTGCCGCGTTCCATGGCGTCCTGGGCGTCGCTCTTCGAGTTCTTGAACCAGCCCGAGGGCGGGGCGACCATCATGCTCACGGGGCATCACTCCTGGGGGCAGGGAACTTGAGCTTCATCAGCCGACCTGCAACGCCATGATTCTGGAAAAGTCGCCAGCGAGGTCGGCGGTATACGAGCCGGTCCACCACAGTTGCAGGCCGCTGTACGCGCCGCCGGTGTTGTCCACCAGGGCCACGCCGCTGGTGCTCTCCCACAGATTTGGTTGATAGGTGCCGTACATCTGCTGGAACTGCGATCCAAAGCCGGCGTTGGAACACAGGTACCACACATAGTTATCCGGCCCCGTGCCCCGGTTGTAGGCCATGCCCACGTACTGCACCATCCATACGCCAACGGTCAGGCCTGTGGCGCTGATGACCTGCACGTTGGTGCCGCCCGTCTGTCCATTCATGCGGCTTCCCTGCGCCCACACGCGGCCCAGGTTGGGGATGACCCGCCCGCCGCTCTGCGGCAGGAGGCTGATGTTCCTGCCGACGAGGGACAAGTCTTTATAGGCCGCGCCTTCACGGTCGTACGCTTGAACGTACGCGCCGTATGTCGGGTTGTACACAAGCTCCAGCCCGACCCCGGTCTTGTACGAGGTGCTGAGGTCATTGGTGATCCGTAGGGTGGCCGAGTCCTGCTTGCCGCGATGCACCGACAACCCGTCGGTGATGCGCTGCCCGCCGAGGCTACTGTCCTCGACACTGTGCGGGATGGTCATCCCCAACTCACCTCCACCACGTCCTCGTCGCTCGTCGGCCCGGCCTCGGCCACCAGCCCATAGCGCAGCGCGTCGGGTGCGTGGTCCTCGGTCTTGGTGCCGCGCAGCTTGTCGGCCACGTCCTCGGGGTCCAGCGGATCGTGAACCATGGCCGGCAGCGTGCGCTCCAGATTCGGGCAGTGACGTGCGAACAGGTGGAGTCGCGGATCTGGAGTAGCCATCGCGCGCCGCACAATCGCCCATCCAGTTCTGCGATTGTTGAAACCCGGCACAATATTCTCAATGCCGGTATGTGCGTACACCGATGCAATACTCGGCCGATTCTGTTCAGTGCGTGCATTGAACATGGAAGGGTCCAGCACATTCGCAATAATGCGCTCGTCGGCTGATGCGGACCGTATCAACTCCGCTTGTTCTTCATCGCGGAGTCCGGCTTGATACCTTTCGCGGTACACATACACCGGCCGCTCACCCTCCGGGTCGCGTGCAAACCACAACGTACACCAGGGCGCGGCAAAGCCGTAATCCGTCGAGGTCCACCTGGGCCAATGATCCGGAATATCAAACGGCTCCACCACATGCACCTCGGGATTCCACTCCGTAAAGAACATGCCGTCCGCCGCCACCCACTGCCCC